ATGAAGTACAGACCGAGGTTCCAATGCGAGCATCTGGTGCTCAATGCCCTCTCTTCGAACCAAGAGAGGACATTGGCCAAGATAACGGCCCTTGCGTACCCTGATTACGACCCTCGTTTAGAGGAGATCCGTTTGGGAAGGGTCAAGGCCCATCTGGACTAGTTCGTCGAGGCCGGTATAGTCTCAAGTTCCGAGGTCATGACCGGAAGGGGATGCAGGACCGTCTACAAGCTAAGGAGGTCCAGAGCATGAGCATCGAGGACTGTCTTAATGCAGATATATTGGCGGAGATCGAGGAGGCGAAGACCGCTAGATGGGGTGCAAAGCTCTCCACCACTGGATTCCCAGCCTACCCCTGTCCGAAATGCGGAGAGATGCAGTTCCCGGACAGGGCATGGGCGAATCAGAAAGGAGTATAGGTGTGCGATCTGGTCTGCAACGGGTGCAAGGCATCTTCTGCGAACTTCTGCTGGAATCTTTGGTAGGAGAGTCCGTTGTTCAGAGAGAACAGATTCTACCTGGATGCATTCTCGGATGATGCTTATGAGGAACCGGATGACGAGACGCTCAAGATGAGATGTTCCTTGGATCTGGAAGGGTTCCGCACCACTAAGGAGTTCGCAATCCGTGCGGTCCAATGGTTCAACGGCGGTCATCCGACCACATATCACATGCCCGTATCGGTCATGAAGGATGGGAAGGTCACAGATACCGAGATGATTCCTCTGAACATCCCCAACAGGGTGATGTGGAGGTCCATGACGCTTGAAGTCCATTTCATGATATGTTACGACAAGAAAGCTACTGTGGGTCTGGCCATCGATTCGCAGAAGCACAACGGAGGGACCCATGGGCTGATGATGGATGACGTTTCAAGAGTATGCATCGCCGATGGGAAGCTCATAATCGCCGGTAATGAAAGGATCGCAGAGATAGAACTCGTCGATTCTCCCGATCTCCTGACCAAGAAGCATGCACCGAAGTGGTTCTTGGATGAGATGACGACACCTATCGGAGATATGGTTACTGCTGCTGACATCATGCCAGGTCGCTTGCCTGGTTTCGAGTGGCTGCATCCGATGACGGAGTCGGTCATCATCGAATCGGTCAAGACACGCAGACAGAGCATTCTGGAGGATTTTGCATGATCTACCTTATCACGGGAGCAGTCCTGGACAAGGAGCTGGAGATCACCGATTACACCGATGGGCGGAGATTCGGTCCGAGGCTCGGATGGTTATCCACTTTCAACCCGTGCCAGTTTTGCAGCAACAGCAAGTGCAGGAAGAATCAGTACGGCCCCTGCGATGATGCATATCTCGAGCTTTGGAAAAAGAAATACTTGGAGCAAGGGGCACAAGCTCAATTGGAGCAATGGGGGATGGAGGCATGAATGAAATCGACGAGAGGATCCTCGGACTTATTAAGGAGCACACCAGGTTATCTGTCCCTCAGCTGATCGATAATCTCTACCCCGATGTACCGGTCTATCGTAAAAGCACTCTGCGCACATACATCTACGGTAAATGCAAGAATCTCTCCCTGTACCATTATCTCCGCAAGGTCAGAGAGGGGAATGCCGTTCTATGGGAGCTGGAAGAATGACAGAATCCAGACTTTTACATGCACAGGACGGCATCCAATGCGTCAATTGCTTCTACTTCCGTATGGCCCCCACAGGCCAAGATGTAGTCGATAAGGTGCCTTACTGCGACAGGAGAGGCAGACAGATCGGTTGGAATCCCCTGCTTTTCATGTGCGGTGATTTCGGCATAAGGGACGAACCCATCGTGATGCAGACGAAATTGGATTGGAGATGGGGTGCCAAGACATGAAGAGGCAGTGCACAGTCAGAACGGTCCCTGCCCCCCACAGTCCTCAGAATGTCCCGAAGTCATGCTGGACCTGTCTGCACAGAGGTCCGGTGACGGCCGACTGGTGCTACTGCAACAAGGGCGGAAGGGGCGAGAGGAGGAAGAACACCGATCCGTGCGAGGACTACGGTCTTGATGCGATATGGCTGATAACGGATTGGCTTTACGTTTGATGAGGTGAGAAGATGAGTGCGATAGACAGCATAAGAGAGCGCATAAGATGGGCTCGTATCGGAATGTGGGCTTGCAAGGAGAACAATAGCATGAGGGAGTCCATAGAGGCCAGAGGGGAGAAGGTACTTTACCTGACCACTCAGGACGGCGATTGGACCATCGAGATCAACGTCCGCAGGAAGGACGAGACCACAAAAACTGTACCGACACCCTGCCAATCCGGTAGGGAGGAGAACAGAGGATTCGGGTTCAGAGTGAGGGGAAGGGAATGATAGACGACAACTCGGCGGACGCTTACAGGAAGGCATTCAACACGGACAGGATAAACGTCCTCAGATACCGTGTGTACGAGACCATAAGGGACAACCCCGGACTGATGGATGAGGAGATAGCGCAGAAGCTGGGCTCTCCGATAAACTCTATCACTGGCCGTGTGAAAGAGCTGCATGATGTTGGGCTTATAGAGTTCGACAACGGAAAGAACGGAAGGAACAACACCTGCAGGAGATCATACATCAAAGGGACGATGGAGGCATCCGCATGATTGAGGATGCGATAATGGACGTGCTTTCAGTCTCAGGGATGACCTACAGGGAAGCGATGGTCCGTGCCATAGGCGACCGTTACGATGTGCCCTATAACGATGTCATGTGCATCATCGACAGGCTCATCGACGAAGGGAGGGTGAAGGTGTCGACCGATTCGATGAACCATCAGTACATAGAGGTGGCCTGATGGCATTCTACGGTGACGATACACGCACGAAGGACAACACCAGGGTCATAGAGCTCTACGGCCGTATCTATTCACGCTCTCAGCTGAATCTCAAGGAGATCGATGATGTGGACAGGCTGAGGGAGTACCTAATCGCCGATGCCAATAGGATCCTCGAATCCGCAGAGGAGCTCCTAGGACTGCTCTGCAGGAGGTACGAATGAAACAGGAATGCTGCAGGACATGTGCTCACCACCACGCTATCCTCATCAGGATAGAAAGCGAGGGCACCGAGGACGAGTTCCCCGTATTCGAGCACTTCTGCGATGGGAAGAGGATACAGGATTCCTTGGTGAAGGATTTCAGATGCGGAAAGTACGAAGAGAGGGCGATATGATGGGCGGCAGATGCAAAGGCATACCCTTGAAGCCATGCTGCGAGGAGATGGAATCCGTGCTGATGTTCAACGATCTCAGGGATTCCATCCTCTACGATGAGGAATCTCCGGAAGGTGAGAGGTTCTGGCTGTGGTGGAGGGACTGCGATTGCTCTCCGTTGAGGTTCTGTCCGTTCTGCGGAAAGAAGGTCGAGGAGATCAGGTTGGGGGATGGGAGAGATGGAAAGTCTGAATGAAACGATTGAGAAGGTCCTTCAGGCCCTGAAGGACGAGAGGTCGGTGGACGAGGTCGCTCTGAAGGTCGGTTTACCTAGGAGCGAAGCCCTCGACATCATGCTGTACCTCGCAGGAAGAGGGCGGATCGCCATGACGGACAGTCTGCACTCGAAGTGGGCATTGAAACATGGGAGAGAAGAAGAATGAACGGAGAAGAATCTAGCAAGAAGTACCTGCTTGACTACAGGCAGGGCGGAACGATGGGGCCGATGAAGATACTGACTATGAGCTTCGCAGTGGATGAGAAGGACTACGACAAGGTCATAGCGCATCTGTCAAGGATGCTGTTGGTCAACGAGAGGGCATTCACCATAGGGGAATACGAAGAGCCGGAGGAGCTCACCGCTCCCTACAGAAATGTAATTAACTTCGGAATAACCCCGAATGAGGACGTAAGAGGCACATCTACATCCTGGAGCAAGGACGAATGACCGAAGAATGGCATAAGGGCGAGTTCGAGCTCGGGAAAAGGTATTACGATGCAGTAGGCCGCAGATGGAAGGTCGTCAAGCTGATCCATCACGGAGATTACGACATCCTGCTTGTCAGAAGGGGCTTCAGAACTGAGATCGGATGCACAGAGCCCGATGGCAAGACCGCTACGGTGTTGTTCAGCGAGTTCGGTTTCACGACAATCTATGCGGAGGCGGAGGAATGACAGGATCGTATCAAGCGATTTACAACGATTATCATGAGATAAAGGTTCATTCCAAAGAGGATGGCAAGAAATGGGTGACGTTATCCATCGGCAACAATGAGGATGCCCGTCATAGGGACATCGACATGAGTCCTGAGCAGTTCGATGCGCTAATTTTGCTAATGAAGCAGGCGGAAGCAACATTCACGCCAGGAAGGGGGATCAAGGAATGAAGATTTATTTGTTGTATTGCGGAGACTATGACGAGGATGGAATCGTAGGAATCTTCTCATCCAGAGAGAAAGCGATGGAGGTCGGGCTTAGAAGGTGCGATCCTACGCTGATTCCCAGAAATTCCGACGGCAAATGGGCCTATGATAGAGTGCCCCCGACACCCGAACAGGTGGAATCACGCATCAAAGAGTATGAATTGGATGGAGAGGGTGAGGAATGACCGACCCTACCAACATCCTACCAGAACCCTACCAATCTGGTAGGCTCATAGGCAAGATTCCAACTGTTTCCATAAAGGAAACAGTTGCCCTGAAACCCTGTCCGTTCTGCGGTAGCGATGTCATGGCCATACAGGAACAAGATGGATTCAGCAATGTCCTGTATTGGTCGATACGGCATCCCTTAAAGGACTGCATCCTGCGCAACATACCGCTGTGTTCAAGGAACCTGGATGAGTTAGTTGAACAATGGAACAGGAGAGTGAATGAATGACAGAGCTCAAGCCATGTCCGTTCTGCGGTTCTCAGAATGTATGGCTAACCGATTGGGCGAATCCAGCCATCCAATGTCGTAATTGCCACTTGGTCGTCGATACAGAGAGCCTGATGGATGAAGAAGAATTAGTTGAAAGATGGAACAGGAGGGTAAAGGAATGACCGAACTGAAACCCTGTCCGTTCTGTGGAGGAAACTCCGAAGTTCATGTCACCGAGGCAGAATACTGGTATGTGATATGTCTTGAATGTGGCACAATTTCAGGAATCTATTCATCTGAGGATGAAGCGATGAAAGCATGGAACAGGAGGGTGAGTGAATGAAGATGCGCGATCTACACATTGAAAAGAGCAAGGACAGGGTACGCATAGAATACACCGCCGACAACGTCTCCCAGAAGGAACTGGACGGACTTGTCACGATCATGTACACGGGCGAACTGCCCAAGACCCCCGACAGTTGCGACCTGACCCAAGAAGAGTAGGATGCTTGCGATATGATCCTGTCGGTCAACATGAAAAGACAGGAACAGATGGGGATGGACGAATGACATTCAAAATCAATTTCACAGTAGAGGTTGATGGTATAAATTCGATCAATCCAGAGGTTTTAGTTATAATAGGTCAGAAATTGAGGATGGAATCCCAAGCCGCATTGCATAGGCGGTACGGGGATGTCAGAGTCGTTGTCGGTCCGGTAGGGGTGAAAGAATGAGCAGGGATCTGTCTCTGAAAACGATCCGCTTGCACGGAAAACGTGTGAGATGTCAGGTCTGCAAGAAACACGATGCAGTGGAGAGATTCTACGGGACATTTGTTTGTAGGAGCTGTCTTAAACCGATGGTGATAGGATACCTAACTGGCAGGATGATGGGGGCATAGTATGGGATGGAGGAAGAGGAATGAGCGACGAGAATAGAAACTATCTGCTCGATTACAGAGAGAGTGGCGACCTCGGACCGTTAAAGTTAATATCCCTGAACTTCGCAGTCAATGAGGAGGACTATCAGACCACAGTCGAATGGCTGAGGGGAAAGATCCTGCGCAACAATAGGGAATTCACGCTGGGGGAGTACGGACCGTTCAAGGATCCGAACATCCTCGTCGCTGACCCGAAGGACCTGAAGGTCGAAGAACTCAGGAGGTCGCTCTCGTCGGGGGAGTTGGTCTACGAGGATGGGATCATAATAAAGGGCATGAGGGAGAGGCCATGAAGAAACCGATAGAGGAGAGGCTCCGGCGTCAGCTGAGGAAGGAGCGTGTCTACCTCGCATTGAAGCTGAGAGGACCGAGCACGGCCAGCGCTCTGAGCACATGGCTGGACGGGGAGGAGACTCCCCACGGGATCGCCAACTTTCTCGCAGAATTGAAAGCAGAGGGGAAAACGGAGGTCGTGAGCTCCAAAAACGACGTCAAGACCTGGAGGGCGAGAGCATGACCGAGGCCGGCCACATCAAGATCAAGATACAGACGTATGGATTGGCAGCCATGAAATGCTATCACAAATCAAGCATCAGAATCGAGACCCACAGGCCACACACAGAACCGGTTTGGTACGAGCTGTATGTATACCAGAACGATGACGCTCTGTCCGATGACAGCCATGTGAACGTATTCATGTCCAGAGAACAGCTGGAAGCATTGAGAAACGAGATAAACAAGGCACTGGAGGCGAGCGGATGATTGACACGCTCAATGGAGGGCAGACCTGCAACCAATGCAGGAAGTGGGTCCCCAAAGGCAAGAGACATGATGTATTCTGGGGAGACGTACCTGTTCAATCCTACTGCACGGAGTTCGACAAGGTAGTGATCCCATCAGACGGACAGAACTGCAAAGCTTTCGTGAAGAAACTGTTTAACGGAAACGACAAGAAGGGATGAAGATGGAAGACAGATGCATAGGATGCACTCATTGCAAGGAAGGGAAATGCGGATGCGAGAAGGGACCACTGGTCAAGAGCGAAGGATTCTGCTCGTCACACGAGAAGGAGGAATCCGAATGATGATCGCCAAGGTCATAGTCCCCAAAGGGGAGTACAGCGGCATAGTGGAGATGATCGAGCCTCCAGTCGGCCTCATCGGAAGATACGAGGCAAGGGAGATCCATATCGACTATGAGGGGCACGTCATAGGATTCAAGGCCACCCTCTTCGTAAACCCTCCGGAAGGACAGGAAGGGGAGACGAGGGTGTTCGAGACCGAGGTGACTTCGAGGTTCGACCTCCTCGAATACAACGAGGAGCTGCTGTCCTGAATCCAGCGGTCGGATGGGAAATGACCCTGTCACAGGACATAATCGACCACACCGTGCCCGGGAAGGTCTACACCCCTGCCGAGGTCACCGAGCTGATAGGACACCCTGCGAAGAGATCGTCCAACGTCAAGACGATGATGGACAAGCTCTGCAACTACGGCTATTTCGAGAGATGGGTGAAGCCCAAGAGATACCTAGGAAGGGACACATACGCTTATCTGAGAAAGTGAAACCGCTTACCTGCAGAGCCTCACCATCCCTCTGCAGGGTTTTTCCATGCCCTACATAATAAAAGCCGTCCGTAATGTAAGATTCACTCTAACCGGAGGTATACGGTGTGGCAATCGATAAGAAGGTACGTGCGGAGATACTGAAGAAGCTCTACGCAGGAGTACCCGTCAATAAGATCCTCGAAGAATACGATGTGGGGAAGACCACCCTTTTCAAATGGAAGAAGAGGGTCGATGAGGATCTCAGAGAGAGGCAGAAGGAGAAGCGCGAAAGTGAACCGAAAAGTGAACCAGTTCACAATAAGGGGAATGAAAGTGGAAAAAGTGAACCCGTCGCCTTTCCTCCTATCGCTCACATCGATCTCGACAATCTTGCGGACCATGCCCTCCTCGGTCTATGGGATGGACTCACACGTATCAAAGAGGGACTGGAGCATGTCCGCTACTTAGAAGGTGATGCCACCAGGGAATCCCTCACGGTATCGTATCTGAAGGAGTACCGCCAATACATAGCATTGGCAGGAAGATGGGGAGGACTCGAGGACAAGGTCGATTCCGACAACCCGATACTGACCGCATTCACGGAAGCTTTGAAGAAGAACAGGAGAGAGGACAATGAGTGAAGCATTGCAGATGCCGCCTGACCATGTCCTCGATTGGATAGCCTGCGAGGATAAGCTCCAGTTCTGGGAGGGTCCTGTCAGATGCGGCAAGACGCAGGCCTCAATCCTTGCCCTTCTCTATCACATCGATAACAACCCCACATGGAAGCAGGGCATCCTGTCAGGCAATACGACCAAGTCTGCAAAGAACAACGTCGTGAAGACCGCGATGGGATTGCTCGATCTCGCTCCCAAAGCGAAGTTCAAGGTCCATGAGGGGGAGATAGTCATCCCCACAAGGCACGGCCCTGTGAGGGTCGTTCTCTTCGGTGCGGACGACTCCGATTCCGACGATTCGCTGAGAGGATTCACCGCTGACTTCTGGCTTGCCGATGAGATCACGAAGCATCACGAGAACTTCATCAAGGAGGCCCTTGCACGTATCTCCGCATCAGAGCACCCATGGGTGCTGTGGACCTCCAATCCGGAGAATCCCCGTAACAGGATCTACACCGAGTACACCGACAGGTTCCTGAACATGTCCGATGAGGAGAAGAAGGAGTTCGGAGGCTACTCTGAGAGACACTTCAAGCTGACGGACAACCCCATCATGACTCCGGAGAAGATCAGGGCCTTGGAGCTGACGTACACCGGAGCGGAGTACAGGAGGAAGGTCCTCGGGGAGAGATGCGTAGCGGAAGGTCTGGTCTATCCGTTCTTCGGGGACGATTGCATCAAGGCACCTCCCGAGACCGCCAAGGTCCGTTGGGCATCGATAGACTTCGGTACCGTACACCCTACGGCGATGGGATGGTACGCATACGACAAGGAGTCCAGGACATACTACAAGGTCAGGGAATGGAGGGCGACACCCGAACAGGCCTCCAGGATGACCGTATCGGAATACATGGATGTCTTCGAGAAGATAACCGAAGAGCTCGGTGGGATCTCGAAGATGAACCTCACGATAGACTACGGAGGAGGGGGCGAGGCTCTTGCAAGGGAAGCGGAGAGAAGGCATTGGATGCCCCAGAACCCCGATAAGAAGGTGCTTGACGGCATATCCGCTACCGCCAGGCTCCTGCACACTCACAAGCTCTACATCTCACCCGAATGCCCGTTGACCATAGAGGAGCTCTATCTCTACCATTGGGACGAAAAGGCGGCGGAGAGGGGAGAGGACAAGGTCGTGAAGGAGCACGACGACCTTGCTGATGAAACACGTTACGCAGTCTCCACGTTCATCGAGCCGAGACTGAGGAGTTGAGAACATGGAAGACATCATAAGGACACCGACGGAGATCACTCCGAAGAGCATCAAGAACGCATACAACCAGTTCATGCACCGTCTGCAGAGGATGGTACATCTTGACAGGGCATACGATACCGGACAGGTCGGAGAAGAGCCTGTGAGGTGCGTATCGAACTACTGCAAGTACATCTCCGATACCAAGAGCTCATACGTAGCAGGCAATCCGCCTCAGTACACGGTTGCGGAGGGCGATGACAAGGCCGCAGAGATGGTGGACCTGTTCAGGCACCAGACTAAGGAGGAGGTGGACCAGAGGCTCGTATCCGATGCATCCATATTCGGAAGGGCATTCGAGGTCTGCTACTGCGATGTGGAGGAGGGGAAGCTCATCCCTAAGAGCGCGACCATCTCGCCGCTCCATTGCTTCGTGGCCTATGATTTCGGTCTGAATCCCGATTCCGTCTTCGGAGCGGTCCATTACATGGAGAAGGACGAGAACAATACCGAGGTGCATTATCTCGACGTGTACGATGCCGTCAACGTCACGAGGTACAAGCTTATATCCGGATCATTCTCCGTCATCATCGATTCCAGACCGCACGGATTCGACAGGGTGCCCATCATCGAGTACAGGAACAATGCGACCATGAGAGGGGATTTCGAGCCTGTCCTGAGCTTGCAGGATGCGATCAACCATGTCCTTTCGGACAGGGTCAAGGATAAGAACAGGTTCGCATCCGCTGTGCTCATGGCCAAAGGTGTGTCCTTCGGTGACGATCCCGAAGAGGTCGACGAGAGCATGGGGAAGTTGAAGGATGTGGAGTTCGTCTCCATACCGAAGGATGCCGATCTGTCATATCTGGTGAAGACCTTCGACGAGGCTTCCGTGCAGATCCTCGTTGATGATATAAAAGCCGACCTGCATAAGATCAGCAGGATACCGGACCTCTCCGACCAGGCATTCGCTTCCAATTCATCGGGAGTCGCCATCAAATTCAAGCTGCAGGGATTGAACAATCTAGCACAGTCGCTGATCGCTCAGTTCAACAAGGGATTCAAGAGAAGGTGCAAACTGTATTCTTACGTCCTCTTCGGTTCGGTAGATGCCGTGGAGGTCGAGAGCATGCGCATAGTGTTCAGGTTCGACATCCCTGCAGACATCATCAATGAGGCCAACGCCCTTAATACCTACATACAGGCAGGCATCCTGTCCAGAAGGACCGCCATGGAGAACTGTCCATATGTTGAGGATGTAGCCATAGAGGAGGAGAGGATAGATCAAGAGAAGGATTCCGACCTCGAACGCTCTCTCCGCTCGGAGATGGATCCGATGGTGAACAATATGAGCTCATCGGAAGATGAGGGCAATGGCGAAGAAGAGACCTACTGAGGCGGAGGTCAACTACAGATTCGTAGGCTCCGCTACGAAGTCCATCCATGGCTCGGTCAAGAAGGCCTCCCGTGATCTGCAGGATGATTACGGGAGGATCCTTCAGACCTACACCGAGAAGGGAGGGTTCTCCTCCCGTCAGGAAGCACTGGACTACATGAACGGACATGTGCAGCCTGAAGGCTATAAGGCACTGGTGGAGAGGGCGAGGAAGCTCCCCGAACCGGACAGGACAAGGGAACTGACCAGACTGTCCACCGATGCCTATAAGTTCCGTATGTCCAGGACCAAAGCGTGTGACATAGCACAGGGCTATCATGCTAGGATGCTCCAAGAGGACATCAGGAAGGACTTAGGTAAGGCCAAGGCGCAGACGGCCATTACCGCATCGGAGCAGACGCTCTTCAACGCTCAGAAGGCAACAGGGAGCACGGGGATAGGGTTCGACCTTCCCAACACGGAGCAGATAAAGCAGATAGCATACGGGACTACCACGGAGAAGAAGATCAAGCTGTTCTCGGACAACGAGATGAAGAGCATCCGTGGGGTGATGGATGCAGGGATCCTCTCCGGAAGGTCATACGACCAGATAGCGAAGGAAGCCGAGAAGTACACCGACAACGAGTTCTATAAGGTAAGGAGACTGGTTCGTACCGAGATGGCCCAGGCATCCGTCGATGCCGAGATGGCGGAGATGGAGGAGCTCGGATACGAGGAGTACGAGGTCCATTGCACCCTGGACGAGAAGACATGCGAGATCTGCGGCTCCCATGACGGGAAGGTCTACAAGATGGGTGACGAGGCCAACATGCCCACGTACCACCCCAATTGCAGGTGCTACATAACCCCGGTGATGAAGAAGGAGGGCAGGACGAGGTCTGCGAGGAACGAGAAGGGGAAGAGCATCAAGGTCCCTGCCAACATGACGTATCAGGAATGGAGAAAGCAGTACGCTCCTCAGCTGGAAGTGGAGCATAAGAAGTTTGAGGTCCTGGATAAACCGATGGCTACTAGCGGTGGTAGAACTCCTACCCTTCAGGACGATTATTCAGAAGGTGAGTTTTCAGAAATCAAGACTCATTGTGAGTTTTATTCCAAAGTGCACGAGCTGCTGGGCGAAGATATTGTTTTGGATAAGAAGAATCTAAAGAATTGTGATATGGAGGTCTTATCCACGTCATTTAACGAGATTCATAGGATGATGGAAGCTACTCCGGTCATCAGAGGATCTATTGGGAAGATTATTGTAGAAGACTCTGACGAGATTTATGCTATCAGATTTAACGAATCACCTAATGAAAAGGCTACTTTAGTCCTAGGCAAGGCGTATTTCGAGAATAAAGATACGATGAAAGACGCTTTGAAATATGACGTGGATCATAACTTCCATCCTCCAGGAACTACACCTAGAACCGCTCCCACTCATGATATGACTCATTTGATCGAAGCCAAAATGATCTGTGATAGATTCAAGACCAAAGCAGCAAGAGTGTTTGCTTGGGAAAACTCTACAGTCGCGGAGGATGTTCTAAGGATGGCATTCAAGGAAGTGAAAAGCAAGAATCAGAATCTCTATACAGAGGTGGAGGAAGAACTTGGTACTGTAAGCAGGTATGCGAAGACTGATTTTAGCGAAGGTATGGCTGAGTGCGTTCTCGATGTTCGTTCAAATGGTAATAAGGCAAAGCCTTTATCTAAGGCTGTTGTTAATATTCTTAGGGGGTTAGGTTATGTTTGAATCATGGAAGGAATGGCTTGATGATGATTACAAAGGGATGGGTTTGAAGATTCGTGACGATGCTCCCCCTCAAGTCAAGGAAGAATTCCGCGTTTGGAGTGAGAATCAAAAGAAACGTCATGAGATGGGGTATCGTTAAGAACACCGGTTATTTATAGACAACAAATTTGCAAACTTTTAATTTCATTTATTCTCATTAAATTAAGGTAATAACGCAACAGACAATACTTGGTATTTTTATCCAATACTTCATACGATGTGATGGTGTCTAAAGATGGGAGTAGCGGAGGCTCGCGATGTCGCATCATATCTTGTAACAAAGTTCAGGGAGGTAGGAAAGCCTGCGACCAATATTAAACTACAGAAGGTACTCTATTATGCATGGATAGATTACTACAATACACAGAAGAAATACTTGTTTGACGATGAATTCTTTGCGTGGAAATTTGGACCGGTTGTACGTGAAGTTTACTTCACATATCGTTTATGTGCTGCTATGCCGATCATGTACCCGATAGGGGAATACAACGAGGTCGATTCATCCTTAAAAGTTTTCCTTGATGGTGAAGTCGAGAAGTTCAAAGATACTAAAGCCAGTACCTTAGTATCCAGATCACATGGGGATTACACTAATAAGGAAACGGCTTGGAGCATAATCCATAAGGATGCTGGAGATAGGTTGGACAAAGTCATTCCCTTTGACTTGATTATTCAAAAAGAATGTGAGGAGTATGCTTGATGACGACCCAATTCTTCCTCTAAGTGATGAGAGAGTATTCGAGCTGAGAGAAGATCTGTTTAACTTCATCCAATTGATGGTGGGATAGGATATAGATTCTAACTTCAGTTGTATTATCGATAAGTTGGATGCTATTTATTCTACCGGATATAGGCATATGTACTCAGAAATTGGGCAAATAGTAGAGGGAATGGATATAGTCGACAGAGATATTCTTTCAGATAATATGGAAGCCCTCCATCAGAAGATGGCTCATGAATATTTGGGTGGCAAAACATCGTATCCGATCTATCTGTATGGTATTGTTCTGAAATTAAGCGACCATATATCTCTGGAGATCCAACGCGATGTTAGAAGCGACAATATTGAAGAGAGTATAAAATTCAACGAATATGCGATGTTGAAGAGCAGTCAGGAATTATCCTCGGAAGTAAGGAGGGCTAAGAAGAAAATCAATAAACTCCAGATGCAAAACACCACCATTTTAGCAATCTTTGCATCAATCGTGGTAGGAATAACTGGAGGTATAACATTCCTCAATAATTCCACCAACTCACTTTCAGAAATGACAGTTTCAAACCAGCTGTTCATTATCTCATTGGTATCTTTTGTGATTTTTAATACCGTATTCATTATGATGATCTATGTTAGAGGTATGATTGATGATATGCATGATAACATCTGTAGATGGAATATGCTGAAGCATAGTATTCCTTTATTGATAGTCGATGCAATATTGGTCTTCTTTACATTATTCGGATATTTTGAGACTGTTGGTTGGCCTAGCATTTAAACCGCCACATAATAAACCGCTTCCACCTTTTACTTACTGCCGAGAGTCGAAGATGGCGAGGCCGTAGGCCCCTTGCAAGGCTTGAATACACTCCTTGAACCCTACGGCCGTAACCTGTTTCCTTACCGCTCGGATGCAACCCATCGACGGGGAGGCACCAGTAGAATGCATCCCATCATTCTTCCTCCCCGTCGTAAACATAGGGGAAGCAGCGGTTCCTCTTATCATTCCTCCTTTCCGCTGTGAATCCCTTCTTTTCAAGCCCTACATAATAAACTCCCTCCCAATATCATATAATCACTCAAGTGGGAGGTATACCATGTCCTCAGACGAAGGAAAAAAAGATCCTATCAAGACAGACGACCCTGAAACCGAGACACCCAAATTCACACAGGCCGACCTGGACCGCTGCATCAAAGAGAGGCTCGACAAGGCCGAACGTGTGCATAAGAAGGAGCTCAGCGAGATGGAGTCAAAGCACAAGACCGAGCTCGAACGCTTGAACATGGATGCGGAATCCCGTGCCAAGGCGGAAGCCGAGGACGAAAGGAACGCATTGATAAAGCGTGCGGAGGAGGCCGAGAACGCTCTCAGGCTCACAAGGGCGGAGAAGGAGCTTACCAATGCCGGATTGCCTCCTGAACTCGCCTCGATACTGCTCAACGGCTCCAAGGACGACAAGGAGCTGGTCAATGCCGTGAAGGCACTGTCCGATGCATCTCAGGAGCGTGGAAACAGGATCTATGCTGACAAGGTCGGAGGACGTGGTGTACCTCCTGCCCCTACGTCGACCGATTCCGATCCGCTAAGGAGCGAGATGAGGAAGGCGGCAGGGCTGGAGTGAGGTGAACGAACATGGCAAACACCATTGGAAAAGTAACAGAGTATCTGAAGGAGATAATCGACGACGTTATCACCAAGGATGCAAAGACCTCTGCTCTGCAGGCCGACCCCGCAATCGTCAGAGCTCTCGGCAGGGCAGGAACAATCGAGATCGCAACGACCAAAGTATCCTCTCTCGGAGACTACGGAGCCTCCGGATACGCTGCCGGAGACGTGACCGTCTCCTGGGCCCCCTATGTGCTCACGCACGACAGGTCCATCAAGGTCCTCATCGACAGGAGGGAGGAGAACGAGTCCGCAGGAGTCGCAAACGCATCAAGGGCCGCAGGGGACCTCGCAAGACAGCACGTCATCCCCGAGGTCGACGCGACACGTATGGCGGCCATCGCACAGGCTCTCAACGCAGCAGGGGCACCTGCCGGACACCTCGTCACCGAGGCTCTCACCGGAACAGGCAAGCTCAGCAACGAGAACATCCTGACCAAGATCGGTGACGGTCTCGACAAGGTAATCGACGCTACAGGAATCGACGAGGGACACACCATCTACATCAACAACTCCATCTACAACATGCTCAGGATGAGCACGGAGTACGACAAGGTCAAGGAGCTCACCGTCGGAAGCAGGACGCTCAATCTCGCTACCAACGACATCGACGGCAACCAGATCGTCAGGATGCCCTCGGAGAGGATGTTCGGATCGCTCTCCTACAGTGCGACATCCGCTACCGCAGGATTCACCGGTACCAAGGCCATCAACTACATCATCAGCACACCCAAGTACGCTCAGGGAGTCATCGCATTCGATGCACCCAAGTTCATCCCCAAGGAGAACAACCCTGACTATGATGCTGATCTCTACGCATACAGGATCTTCCACGACTGCTTCGTCCCCAAGGAGAAGCTCGGAGGATTCTACGTCAGCGTACAGACCGCACTCTCCAGCTGAAGGTGGAACTAATGGACCGCTTCGCTCAGCTCCGCAACAGGCCTCAGTACGAGTTCCTGAAGGACGATGTCCTGGAGACCATGCTGGCGGAGGCCCTGCAGGACTTCCTTCTCTACACCAACAGGAAGGAGGATCCCGGGGAGAGGGCGGATTCGGTCATCATCGATATGGCCGCGATAAAGCTGAACATGCTCGGTGCGGAAGGCTCTTCCATGGTGAAGGAGGGAGAGGTCACACGTCAGTGGGATTCTCTCCCCGAATCCCTCCGTATGAAGCTGGATGCATTCAGGAGACCGATGTTCCCATGATCCCATTGGCAAGGGACTCTCAGGAGCTGTACCTCTGGAAGTACAGAGCAGAGGAGGCTGAAGGAGATGTCACAGGGGATTGGACCCTGTGCAAGAAGAAGCTGAGGGTCACGCTCTACCAGCTGTCATCGACCAAGGAACAGCTGATAGAGGGACAGCATGTGCAGAGGATCTACTCCATACATATCGCGAACGACGGCTCCAGGACATTGGATGTCAGGGACAGGATAGGGACGAAGGATACCATGCTCTATGAGATCTTGGAACTCCGTCAGGATGCCCTGACGATAAAGGCAACGGGGGTCGCACTGTGAACTCCGTACCGATAGAAGTAGCGTCCGATGTCATAGAAGCGAAGATGGACTCCGTCCTGGACAACATAGAGCGTTACCTCCGCAGATGGGCCGTAGAGGCCCGTGGAGGGGCGAGGATGGATGCCCCACGGCAGACAGGCAGACTGTCATCGAGCATCACCAGCAAGGTGACCAGAGGGTCGGAGGCCGTCACAGCGGTCATCGGCACGAACGTCTACTACGCTCCACACCAGGAGTACGGTACGGGGGACAGAGGGTCCAACGACTACGACGGCCATGTGTCGGAAGGTGTAACCTTCACGGCAGGATGGCCCGGTATCGACCCTCATCCGTACCTCCGTCCGCAGATATACGACAGGGAGACGGAGATCATCGCAGGCATCCAGGATGCTGTCAGGAGGGGGCTGGAATGATAGAGAACCTCCAGCAGATGAGGGAGCTGGTCGAGAATGCCATCGGTGGGAAGTGCTACCTTGAGCATCCTCAGAAGAAGATCCCGAGCGAAAGGCCGTTCGCGGTCATATCGATGGTCGGCAACTATCCGACCATGGTGGACGATGGCTTCGAAGAGGTCATGGCCCAGATCACTTACAACATACACATCTACGCGAAGTCGCAGACCGAGGTCCTCGCCGACGTAGGCAAGGCGGTCGATGCGTGCGCGAAAATAGGCTTTACACGCTTGAACACGAGCCCTCTGTGGGAGGAGCCCACCAGAGGCCCTTACCAGATACTCACCGTCCAGGCGATACTGGACAAGCGTGGCAATACATTCAATTGAGGAATTATAATGGCAACAGCAGCAGTCAGCGCAAAGGGAATCAAGCTCGGTGTCAGACTGACCGCCTCGTCCGATCCCCTCTGGTTCAAAGAGGTCAAGTCGGTCCCGGAGGTAGGAACGTCTCCCGACAAGATTGATGCGACCTCTCTCGATTCCGATGTGAAGGAAAGCATCAAAGACATTCCATATTTCTCCGGTGACCTCGATTTCGTTATGAATGCACAGCCTTACAAGGCATCAGTAGCATCCAATGACGAATCCAATCTGAATCTCATCAGGTCACTTGGGAAGAACAGCACATACACATGGGTCATAGTCTACCCTAAACTGAACCTCATGTGCGAGATCATAGGAGAATGGACATGGAAGATGGGAGCAGGTGCACCTTCCTCAGTTATGGAAGCTACTGTTTCAATCATCCCGAAAAGCAGACCCATCTGGACCAAGCTCACAGCAACATATGATGTGATATACGATGTCAACACCGGAACGGGAACAGCACCCACCGATTCGAACTCACCCTATACGGGAGGAACCGAGGTCACGACATTGGGTCCGGGATCCATTTCCAAGGAAGGTTACACATTCTCAGGATGGAACACCATGGCTGATGGAAAAGGGGCATCCTATGATGAGTCGGACACATTCGTAATCGTCGAGAATACCACACTGTATGCGCAGTGGACGAAGGATCTGTGAGAGCATGGTTAAAGTGTCATCTTCGACAGGCATCGAGAAGGATTTCCATCTCGATTTCGACGCTATATGCTCTTATGAGAACCAGCATAAGGACTGGTCTATCATGGACGAGTTCGATCAGCTGAGCAAGATGCGCTTCTCTTCATTGAATCTGCTGGCGACCTTCATCGGTTGCAATGGATGGGCGGATTTTGTGAAGGAAGGATTCACCGTTGAGAATCTTGCATCCATCATCGAATCAGGTCTCGCAGAGTTGGGGTTTACCTCTACGGATGCGAAGAAAGACGGATCGACAGAGTGACAACGCTGATAGAAACCATTTGTTTAGCGGAGGGGATGCCTCTCACAGCATCGCCCTCCTCTGTAATCAATGCGTGCCGTATCCGTAAGGAGACCAAAAGGAAGGACATCATCGACCTTTCTACTACGATCTCGAACCTCGTCCTTTGCGGATTCTCGGAGAAACCTGATCCAACGAAGGCGATCAGACATCTCTTCACGGACGAGGAATGGAACGAGATGATGGCAGAACAGGAAGAACATGCCGAGCAGGTACGTCAGGAAGAGATGGTCGCCAGATTAATGAGGATGTGAACATGCCTGGGGAAACGTTTACAGTTAGGGTCGTTGCAGACACAAAGGACTTTGATAGCTCTATGAGGGGTGTCAAGGATAAGTTGAGCAAAGCAGGCGAATCCGCTGAGGGTATGAAGAATCGCTTCAAAGGGATAACGGATTCACTAGGGAAGATTGCCCCCAATCTCACAAAATTCGGCACGTCTGTCAAAGCAGCTTTCACCGGAATCAGCGCAAGCATGAAAGGTGCAGCCTCAGGAATCACGACCATGAGTGCTGCCGGAACGTCCGGGCTTACTTCGATGACCGCCGCAGCCGCTACTTTGGAGTCCGTCCTTGCTCCCATTCTGCTCATTGTCATTGCCATCACTGCAGGACTAACTATGCTCAAGAAGGTCTGGGAGTTCGCTAAGCAGTCGTTCAAGGCCTATGACCCTACCGGATATGCCAAGGCATTCGGAACCTTTGAGAGGATGGTCAGGAAGCTCAAAACTGCATTCGGAGCGTTGGCTAAAGGTGCAGTCATGGAGATCATGAAGATCCTGATCGGTGCAGTCTCCTACCTAACAAAGATGGTCGAGGCTGTGAACCAGTTGAAGAACTGGATTGACGGTATCAAGCAGAATCTTCAACCTATCTTTGATGTACTTGACCAGATCTTTAGGGTTGCCACCCCATTGTACGGTCTTCTGAGGATGTTCTCCGACGAAGGGGCTAAGCAGTTGGAGGAAGCTTCATACATGATTACCGAAGCGACCTCTGCAGGTCTTGCATCCTTTGACAAGCTGAATAATCTCGGAACCGATGAAGGAGATGCCGAGGGGCGTGCGAAGCTCAATGGCGAGTTGGAACAGACCACTAGTGAGTTGAAGCTTCAGGCAGGATATACCGAAGCAATCTGGGATGGAATAAGAGGTGCTGCAGATGCCATCAATACCTGGTGGAGCGGATTCAGTTTCGACTTCGGGAGATGGTGTGATGATGTTAGCAACTTCTTCAGTAACGGTTGGAAAACATTTACCAATGCTGCCAATACAGCTTGGAACGCAATCTCATCTACAGCTATAGCTATATGGAATGGCATCACGAGCTTTGCACAGGGCGCATGGCTCAGAATCAGCTCGATAGGTATGAGTGTCTGGAATACCATGTCCTCTTTGGCGACATCGGTATGGAATGGATTCTCTAATGCAGCCTCCACTGCAATCGATGCCATGAGGTCCATGTTCACCAAGGTCATAGACAGCATTAGGTCTGCGATTCAGGGGTTGTTCGATGTCGCAAGAGGAGTTGCGGACCAAGTAAAATCCGTTATAAGTAGTGCAGTATCATCTGCTTCCAGTGCGATCTCAGGAGCTGTGAACTCATCGATAAATTCAGCAAAACAGACCATTGAGAGTGTGCAGAATGCAGTGGATTCTGTCTCAAAGGGAGACCTTGGGGGTGCTGCGCAAGAGTTGTTGGAAACGGCTGCTAAAACAGTAGTCAATAGCTCGAAGAACTCTCTCCCAGGAATGATTGCTTCAGGAGCACAGAAAGCAGGAGAAGCTATCTATAACGGGGTAAAGAGCATCTTTGGATTTGCATCAGGAGGGCTATTCTTGCCAAATCAGCCTCAGCTCGCAATATTGGGGGACAACAAGGCCGAACCAAAGGTGGCTGCTCCAAGATCGATGATTATCGATGCTGTGAAAGAAGCACTTAGGTCGACAAGTGTACCTGTCAATAATACGGCAATGCCTACCAGGATAGAGATCCCTGTGGAGATAGATGGCAGGACTGTAGCAAGGGCAACCTACGATTATCTTGAGAATGAGCGCATCAGAAGGAATGGGAGTGGAGCGATATGACAGGCGAATCTGAGGCTAAATATAACGAAATCATCAGAAAAGCAGAGGATTGGAAGAACCGCCCTAGTCCTTTGCAGATCAATGGGGAATACCTCCCTGTCCCGTTCTACAAAGGTTATGAGACGGTAAAACAGGAACAGGTCAATGCGGACAGGTCTGTCACCGGACATATGTTCAAGTATCGTCTGGTTGAACCTTTCAAGGTCACCATCAAGGTCAAATGGGTTGCATTGAGTGATGCTCAGAAAAACCATATCCTGTCTGCGACCTCTGCAAATTCATTCACGATCTCATACGTGGATATGGAGACCTCTACAGTTCAGACCGCAGATGTCTACAGAGGAAATGACCTGTACATATCTGGATATGGAACATACGACGTAAGCACCCACAGGTTCCAATATTACGACATCGAGATGAGCCTAATAGAGTTGTGATATTATGAGACCAATGCCAGAAGGTTATCGTGAAGCAGTGTTCTCTGCAGGACGCAATGTAGAATTATTCATGTCCCTTGGTTTCTTCATAGATAACACCGCTGCTGACGACATAGCATCTATCGTAGGTTCATTTCTCCCTATGACCAATAAGGATCAGATAGTTGATGCGAACTACGACATCGCCGAAGGTCTCTGTACCTTCGAGGGAAACGGTATCGCTACTGCACTCAGCAGTGGTAATGTTACACCATCTTTATCGGCAATGGTGTACCCTCCCGAGGTCGGCCTGTGGTCCGCATCAATCAGCGATGAGAATGGCAATACCGATTTTACTTTCACGATCAACCTATCAAAGAAGCACACATCTGCATTCACCATCTACACAGACGGCCCGAATATCACTTCAGGATATGTCAAGTTCTCACTCAATGGAGTTATGACAACGGTTCAGTTGACTTGCAAACAGGGTCTTGCAGTCGCATCCGGAGAGCATGATTATGATTCTATCGAAGTGACGATAACCTCGATAGATGAACCATACAAGCACATCAGAATCGCCGAGATTGAGTTCGGGGATTCCATCACTATCGGGGCAGGGATGCTTGCAGGGAAGGTCACATACATCGATGAAATAGATCCTCTTCAGGTCGGTATGCCAATGGCGGAACTTGATCTGCAGTTGGTGAATGTGCTTGGGACATACGATGAAGATAATCCGAACTCGCTTTATCCTCAGCTTGCAATTGGGAACCCTATCAACCTATCCTATACCATCACCAAAGAGGTCGAAGGGGCTACCAAGAGGTATACAATACCGATGGGCAGACTGGTCATAGGTGAGAAGAGTGCTACCGGAACGAGATTGAATGTCGTAGCATACGATACGCGCTTCAAAATGACGCAGATGTATTCCGAATGGGGAATAGATCCCGAGGAGAGTCTGGGAGACACTTTGGAAGCATTGCTCACGTCCTTGGAACTTGCATACGATATAGATGATAATGTCTACGAGCTCTACCCTGAGAGCTATCATTCATTCAGTTCAGAGACCACGATTCTATCTGACCTACAGACTGTAGCTCAAGCATACGGATTGTATATCAAGCCCAATCGCAGTGGAGTGATCGTCGTATCGACTGCATTTCCCTCTGATGATTATGGGGAGATCCCGGCGAATGTTCAATACACATGGCCTGAATCGTCTCAAATGAACAAATACAATTACCTTGACATAGCGTATGGGGATGGTTCAACCCATTACACCAGGGATTTGCGCACATCACAGACAGTTGCAAGATTCCCTCTGAGCATTTACAATCCTTTGATCGTCAATGAAGCCATGGCAATATCTGTAGCAGATCGTATTGTATCGCACATCTATACAGTCGCGACCAAGGTTGATTGGTTATGTGACCCATCGGCTGACCTATACGATGAGATAGATGTCTATTCCAGATGGACCTATGGGAACGCTCCAGCTACCTACAAGTCTTTGAAACGGGAGATCACGTATGATGGTTCATTAAGGGAAGTAACCACTTTTGTACAATGATTACGGATAAATATGATACATATTGATAGGCATAGCATGAGGAAAGCCGTCATTATTCTCATAATCGCAGCGGTAGCGGTCCTCGGAGGTCTGCTTGTAATAGGCATGACTGCATCCACCGACCCTGATGCCGAATACAACTACAAATACGAGACTGCAAGCTCTTTCATGTCCGATTCAGGATACCTGCAGACCCCTTCAGAAGGGAATCAGTTCGTTATCCTGACGTACCACATCTATAACGAGAACTCGAGTACATCGATCACTACGAACCCCATAATCTGGCAGTTCAAGATCCTCGCAGGAGGGTTGGAATACGGATCGTCATCGATGACATTCTTGCATCCCGGTTATAAGCTCGTTGACATCCCAAAGGGAAGTGACACCACATGTGTGCAGGTCTTTGAGATACCTGAAACCTACTCGATCAAAGACTTGTCTGTCTCTGTGAAGATCCTCAACAACCTGAAAATCGAATATAACAACACACTGGCTGTGTAAAACCATTTAAGGTGGGGAAGGAAAGCCGTCTGATCTTCCCCACCTGCCATCTTATGATGGCATCCCCTTATACACCTCTATCCTTTAAAAACGACGCAGGGTCTAAGTATATATTCTCCAAGGGATATATTACGAACAGAAGCCTTGAGACCCTCCCCGAGGGGAGGTAAGTGGTTTCGTCAGACCATCAGGAGCCTGAACAGGTCCAAGATGAGTCTGACCATCTCAAGGGTCAGGGCAAGCTTCCTAGGGCCACGGCCCTGACCTTTCTCATCGGTGTCCATTAGAGTCACCGACCTATCAAGGTCTTTAGAACCGAGCACAAGGATCAAGAGCCTTGTACTTCGGCTCCCTTTATCCCCGACAATAATATGTATGCATTCCAATTATATAAGTCCTTACATAGTCCTAACGTATCAAAGAAACACCACGGACAAAACCCACATTTTACCAAAAATATCCTTACAATGTTAGGACATAAATATAAGGGATGACATCAGAGTATCATGAGGGACGAGATAATCATCAACACGACGATCACGAAGAACGGGAACAGCCTATGCATGCCCATTACCAAGAGCGAAGCTGCATTGATAGGAGTCACCTACGGGGATGACCTCGAAGTGCATGTCTACGTCAAGGAGAGGAAGGGCGGAAGAAAAGAGGACTGATCCCGGAAACCCATAAGTGGAACAGGACCAGCCCCCCAAGGGTGACCGTATGGAGGTCATCAAGCTGGTCCTGTCGGTCATTCAGATAGCCTCTGAATGGCTCAGGTGGTTCGCCGATTAAGGCGGACCGAGGTCTTCTTCTTCACAGGGGAGGGCCTAAATCGCTATAGCAGTTCTTCATCGACGACATCGGTTATAAACCCATCCTACCCCTCGCTTTTTGCCCTACATAATAAACTGCCTCTCATATCTCATATTATGACCGTCAGCACAGTCACAGTCGAGATAGCAGGTCAGTTAGTCAATCTGACCAAAGGACAGGGCAATGTGTGGACAGCGACGATGACGGCCCCTTCGAAATCTTCCGGTTCTCATAACGGCGGAGTGGGTCCAGACATCGGTACTGCAGCGCAGAGCCTAGGTTATTACCCTGCGGTGGTCGTCGCAACGGATACCGCCGGGAACTCAGTATCGGTAGATGGAACGGGGAGCTCGGAGCTTTCACAGTCGGCAAGACTCAAAGTGGAAGAGAGGACCAAACCGACCATCTCAGGCCTCACACCCTCGTCGGGAGCATACGTCATCACGTCGCTTCCGCAGATCAAGTTCAACATCGCGGATTCAGGATCCGGATTGGACGCATCCAAGGTCTATGTCAAGATAGACAGCGGTTCAGCGGTCGCGGTCCAGGCATCCATCGCATCCAACCTCGCAACGGGATCCGTCGCGTATACAGTGCCTTCGGCATTGTCCGACGGGGACCACACAGTCACCGTGTACTGTTACGATCTGGATGGCAACAAATCGAACGAAATGTCGACCACGTTCAAAGTCGATACCGTCGACCCGTCCCTTGTGGTGACCGCACCTACTACTGGAAGCATCACCAACGTCGCTTCATGCACCGTGACGGGAACCACGAACGATGTCACATCATCGCCTGTGTCCATCGCCATCACATTGAACGGAACGGACCAGGGAGCGGTCACTGTCAACTCAGGAGCCTTCTCCAAGGCCATCACCCTCGCGGAGGGAAGCAACACCATCGTCGTCACGGCGACGGATTCCGCAGGAAGGACCACCTCTCAGACAGTCACGGTGACTCTCGATACTCAGGCACCTGTAATCACAGCGATCAGCCTGACACCGAACCCTGCCGACGGCGGAGCGACCATCACCATCAGCGTGACGGTGACGGATAGCTGATGACCGTAGAGAGCGTGTGGGGGCTGATAGACGGCATCGAGGAGATGCCGGTCCATCACGAAGGGGACAGATGGGATTTCAGTCCCCTCCCCATCTCCAAGACCGGAGAGGTCATCGTCGAGGTCTGGGCCGAGGACGAGGCAGGGAACCAGGGCTATCGTGCCGGGGTCCTGACCTTGGACAAGGGAGCGGTCAAGTGCTTCCGGTGGGTCACGGATTACGGTCAATGCACTATGAGGCCGTTCGGCCGTGTCTGCGACCTCCTCGACTTCAGGCCGATATGCACGATGAGGCCGCACGCTTGTCCAAGAGGTGAATGCTGATGCAGAAGGCATTTTTCGGCGAATCGTTCGAGCTGGAGTTCGACGCATACGACGCTAGGGATCCTTCCCGTGAGGTGGATTCCGCCACGTTCGAGATCCAGGTGGACGGTGTCAAGGTCGAGGAGGGCATCATGAGCGTGGAGAAGGACGACGAGGAGCGTATGAACCGCCTCACGTTCAGGTTCTACGCTTCACGCACAGGCACCAACACTATCATCGTCACTTGGAGGATGGGACAGGATGTCATGATGTCCAAGCACAAGATCAGCGTGGAGGTGGTCTGATGACGGTCACGGAGATGTCCATAGGGTATGTGAGGTTCAATCCGAACCCTGTGGATGCCTCCTCACCCACTCTGGTCTCGGTACAGACGCTGGAGACTGAGCTGACATGGTCGCAGGTCTCCGCCTATACATGGGGACAGATGCAATCGAAGACATGGTGATCTCATGGCATCGAACACAACATACTACAGTCTCATCAAGCCTGCCGTAGGGGAAGCTGCGGACATCACGAAGATCAACACCAACATGGACACCATCGATGCCACGATGAAGTCCATCTCCGACACCGCAAGCGCGAAGCAGAGCAAGATGCTCCTGTTCACGAACAAGAGCGCATCCTCCTGGTCGGCCGATTCGACCTATGAGGATTATCCGTACAAGTGCAACATAGCCTGTTCCGGTGTGACCGCCTCGGATGTAGCCGAGGTGGTGTTCTCGCCTGAGCAGGCCACATCGGGGGAGTATGCTCCCGTATGCCTGACATACAGCGGAGGTGTCCGTATCTATGCCTCCGTGAACACATCGATAACCATTCCCCATATCATCGTCCACAAGGGGTGATGTCCCACGACACTCCCCGAATTGATGCTGAAGAGGTGGGATGGTATCGGTCATGATGGACGTGAGGAGTTCTTCACGTTCATGGACATGAACAGATGCGAGTACAACGCGAACATCATCGCGGAGGAGGCAGGGGTCCCGACGGTACAGTTCATCGAGACCACCCATGCCTCACAATTCAGATACGACGAGGCGCAGAAGCTGGAGGATCTGACGAAGGCCATCGCCGACAGGATAGGGTTGTCCATCGGAATAGAGAACTCGTGGACCGTCGGCAGGAGGATCTCCTATCTCGACTTCGAGAGATGGGAGTCGAACCTGTTCGCGTGCTACAAGACACTCGGAGGTGTTGGCGAGAGGGTGGAATCCCATCAGTTCGTCATCACTGCCCATGCGACGCTCTTCGCCGACGGATGGCAGGGCACAGGGCCGTACTATTACGACCTGACCATGCCTGCGGTCCATCCGGGAAGGGATGCCATCGTCTATGTGGACCATAACGCGACACCGATCCAGAGGATGGCGGAGGTCAATGCCATCCTCAGACCTGTGATCCTGGCGGACCGCAGGGTGAGGATCTATGCGCTTTCTTTGAAGCCGAGGGTCAACATCCCTATCAAACTGACAGTAGGAAGTATGCAGATGAGCGAGACGATAACGCTAGGCACTTCATGGTCTGGGAGTGGGCCGTGGAAGCAGACGGTAACACTCCAACACGAGGTGGCCGATGCCATCGTGGGAACCTGCGAGGAGACCACCGATGCCATGGCCGAGGAGATCACAAAGTGCGGCATATGCGTGTCAGGGCTGGACGGCACATCATTGGAGCTGACGGCACTGTTCGCATGCCCCGAGCACACTCTGAAGCTCGGTGCGGTCTACAACGAGAGCGAGGTGGTGGATTGACGATAGCCGGAGCATTCCTGGGAAGCGGTGTGGAGCTGGTCCCTGCAGGGTACTGCCTCCTGAAGCTGCAGGTGGTCACATCCGACAGGCAGGACATGAGCGGTGCCACCTTCACCGTGTCCGCAACAGGTCAGAACACACAGACCGTGACGGCGGATGCATCGGGAAGGGCGGAGGTCACAGTGGCGGCAGGGCACACCTACACGGTGAGCCTGATCCATACGGGCTCCTACTTCAACGACGAGTCCCAGACGGTCATAGCGGAATCCGCCACGACCAAGTTCGTGTATTTCGACCTCATCAACGATGAGAGCGCAGAGGTGTACCACAATCTGTCCGCATCCTCATGGTCTGCGGATACCACCTATCCTGACTTCCCGTTCAAATGCGACATCGCCATAACCGGGGTCACTGCGGAGGATTATGCAGAGGTGACCTTCTCGATGGACGATGCGATGTCCGGGGATTTCGCTCCGATCTGCGAGACCGTCGCAGGGGGAGTGAGGATCTTCTCGGAGAAGAACGAAACCACAACGATACCAACTATTTTCATAAGGAGAGATTGAAATGGCAATTGGACCGACTAACGCATCATCGAGTGCGATCAAGACATTAGTGACAGTCACAGTGGTGGACTCGTCCTCCGCCGGATACCAGTCTGGGAGGACTGTGGTCGTATCGCATTCCAGTGGACGCGATACGCAGACCGCCACCACGGATTCAACAGGGGTCCTGACCTTCAAGCTGAAGTTCGCAGGAACCTACACCATCACATGCAATGTGCCTGACGGAGGGTCCGTCGAGACGCAGACCCTCGAAGTGGAGCTGGGCGGAAGCTACACCTCCACCCTGACCATCTCTTTCGGATGGGGAACATTCTCAATGACGTTCAACGCAACGACCTTCCAGTCGGATCCCACGGGATGCCTGACCTACGGGGACGATTGTGCCGGATACACACCGGTCAGCGGTCCGGGAAGCTCGCTGGCCAAGTGCTCGACCATAGGCTCATGGCTGATGAATGCCGACGGAACATCGACCAATCCGCTCCTCGCGGAGTGCTTCTACGCCACGTTCACCTCCAATGGAGTGCTGCATCAGAAGCTGAATCCGCAGGATCTGACGAAGTACATCGCAACATGGGACAACACGAACAAGAAGTGGGTGTCTGCTTCAGGCAATTCGAGCATCACATCCGAGGATACGATGTTCTGCATACCGACATGCTACAAGAACGGAAGCTCTACCAAGGTCCTGATCTCGGGCTCAGCATCCAACGGAACAGCATTCGGCCATACCATTGGAGGGCATGTCTACGAGTATCTGGCCATTGCGGTCTATCCTGCTTACGATGACGGTTCGAAGCTCTGGTCCAGGTCTGGAACGAACTCGACAGTTAGCACCACTAGGCCCACATTCAGATCTCATGCGGCCGCCAAGACCATCCAGAACGGTTACGCAATGGTATGGAACTACTACCAGTGGGATTTGTGGAGGCTCTTAGTCCTCTTCGCTTGCAAGTCCTTCAATACACAGGCCAAGATAGGTCAGGGAGGATACAGTTATGGTGCGAAAGCATCTGGGAAGACGAATACCATGGGGCCGTTCGCCGGTTCGACTTCCACCTCTGCCAGCGAAAGCACAGGGGTCAAGGCATTCATCGAGAACGGATGGGGTCACAACTACGATTTCATCGATGATTTCCTCAACGTCCAGGGTGTGATCTACGCTGGTCAGAACTCCTCCGTGGATGACAACTCATCGAGCAAGACTAACCTCGGTTCCTTCTCAGCCAACACTGGTTGGGCGAATGCAATATCGACCGCTGCAGCAACATGGGGCATCGGTACGAACAACAGTGGAAGCTCTACTGCTGGACTATGCGACTATCAGTGGACTGGAACCGGTGGAACGTATCTCGGGCGCGGGGGTGGCGCTTCGGCCGATGTGTCGGGTGGCCGTGCTGGTCCCTCGTGCTTGGATGCGTACAATGACCTGTCCCGCTCGCGTGACTACTTCGGGGCCCGTCTGGCCTTCGTTTTTGACCTGTGAGGCCGTCCTCGGCCGAACTCAACCGAGAACGATAGGAGGAAACGAGCGCGGAGCGCGAGTTGCGAAAAAACTAAGGAGGGGGGGGGGAGTACCCCCTCTTAGACCTCCAACGAAACCTCTTACAACATCACTCAATCACAGTCCAGCCTCATATGAGGAATGGATAGGCCTTGAAGAAAGTGACGTTGCCCTTGAATGTCTCCTCGGGAACGTGGGTGGCAATTCGAACAATGTGTCGAATGGCAATGCAGGTCCCTCGTACTTGAATGCGAACAATGACCTGTCCAACTCGAATGACAACAACGGGGCCCGTCTGGCCTAATCGACCATGGAACGCGATATACTGGGTTCCTAAACAGATTCCAATTCTTCTACGGCCTTGCCCCTTGGCAAAACAGAGAAAACTACCATAATAACGGTTTAGTACCGAAAGGGAAAGAACGTTACAAGGTCATGAAGGCGCAGAAAAATGACAAAAAGAATAGGAAATCTATGGGAGAAGTTGGTATCAGAAGACAATCTGTGGTTGGCCTATCGCAATGCCCGTCAGGGAAAATCGCACAGGCCCGATGTCCAGAAGGTCGATGAGGATCCGGAGTTCTACGTCAAAGAGGTCCAAAGAATGCTAATCAACGGCGAATACCACACCAGCGAGTACAGGATGTTCCAAATTCATGAGAAGGGAAAGACAAGGGAGGTCGCAGACCTACCGTTCTTTCCGGACAGGATAATCCATTGGGCGGTGATCCTCGTTCTCCACGACATGATTATGAACAATCTGGTGCCGCAGACCTATGCAGCACTTCCGGGCAGGGGTGCGCATCAGGCGGTCGGCCAGATCAAGAAGGCCCTGAAGGATGATAAGGCCCTGTACTATCTGCAGATCGACATCCACAAGTATTTTCCCTCGATAGACCGGGAGGTCATGATGCAGAAGCTGGAGAAGCGTATCAAGGACAGGAAGATACTCGACCTGTGCAGACAGATAATCTTCGAATATCCATTGCCGGGGCTCCCGATAGGGAATTACACCAGTCAGTATTTCGCGAACTTCTACCTGTCGGAGCTCGACCACTATATGAAGGAGCAGTTCCATTGCCGTTGGTATTACCGCTACATGGATGACATCGTGATAATCGGATGGTCGAAGCCTTGGCTGAGAAGATGCCTCAAGAAGATCATGGAGATCATCGAACCATGGGGTCTGACAGTGAAACCCAATTGGTGCATCAGACCGACCTGGACAGGCATAGATTTCGTAGGTTACGTATCCTATCGCTCCGAAAAAGGGGACGTGTATGTCCTGCTGAGGAAGAGGACGAAGGTCAGGATGAAGAGGGCATGCAAAGGGGTTCTCGAACGGTTCTGGGAAGGGAGGCCCGCATCGAAGCATGACAGAGGGGTCATCGCATCCTACCTCGGATGCCTGAAATGGTGCGACGGCTACCATCTGGGAAGAAAAACAGTTTACCCGCTCTTGGAGTACGTGGGAATCAAAGCAGATATTGCGGAGGCATGAATATGGAGATAACAGTATCAAGAAGCACAGTAAGACAGCCAGAGAAGATAATCGGCCCTACGGTGACCATCATCAACACGGATGAGACCGTCACACAGGAGAAGGACGAGCAGGGCACCGAGTACACCCTGTACTCCTATACGCAGTACAGGTTCGATGTCGGGGAGGTGGAGCTCATCCAGATAGGTTCCCTACCGTCCGGTGTGGAGTGGGACGAACAGCTGAGGTCCATTGAGAGGGAGCATCTCTATGCCGAGGCCGAGAAGTACACTGCCAAATACCGTGACGATGTGGCCGATCCCGATAAGCTCGCGCTATGGATCGCATACAAGGCCAGCGTCAGGTCCACACCCTCGCAGCCCGGTTACCCTGCCGTAGTGGAATACCCTGCTCGGCCGGAATGAAACCCATCACTGCCCGTTGGCCAGATAAAAACGGGCAGTACATAATATTCTAAGTCAGGATATGGTGTCATGGTGACAATATCATGATGACACCAAAGAAATGCTTATTGATCGCAGTATTCGCCATGCTCGCCATGGGATTCATCGGCATCGCCGCCTCCGAGGTATCCGATGCGGATGATGAGCCCGTTGTGCCTGCAGTGACGGAATACAAGGTAACATACACTGTCGGGGACAGGACCTACACCGTCCCGTCCGCGACCGCCACTGTCACCCTGAAGACCATTGCGGACATCGGTGCCGTCGCTCCTGCAGGAGTGGGCTTCGATGTCTGGTTCGACGGAACGAACAAGTATGCCGCAGGCTCCACCCTCATCATCTCATCCAATGACGGCGAGGCGAAGCTCGTCGCATACTGGAAGGCCACCGAGTACACGGCCACCTTCATCTCATACGATGGAAAGGTCCTCGGAGTCCCTGTCAAGGGGGTCACGAAGACCGTTACCACCAACGATGACGGGACACAGACCATCGCCGATGCGACACCTGTGGATCTCTCCGCTGTCGCAGCAGGGCTGAACATCGCTCGCCAGGGATACATCTTCAACGGATGGCTCACCGAGGGTGCTGAGAAGGCAGTAGCTACCGATGATCTCGGAAAGCTCACCGCAGACATCACCTACTCCGCGACCTATGTGGTCGATTACAAGGTCACATTCATCGACGGCGACAAGACATACATCACCAACGTCGCGAACCTCGTGATCCCCGACCTCGGGACCAGGACCGGATTCACGTTCGTCGGATGGTTCGTCGACGGAGTCGAGGCAGACCCCACCGACTACGAGTACAAGGCAGACACCACATTCGTCGCCAAATGGCAGAACGTGAACTGCTACGTAACATTCGTCGCAGGAGAGGAGTCGTTCGTCGTACCCGTCCTCTACGGAGAGAAGGTCGTCGAGCCCAAGCTCCCTGCAGGCTATGCCAAATGGGATTTCGACTTCTCCAAGGCAATCACAGGCGATGTGACCATCAAGGCCATAGCGGAAGCTCCTGCAGCTCCCGAGAAGCCCACAGGCTTGAACGATCCGCTCACCCTGTCCGCAGTCATGATCGGAGTGCTCGTCCTGCTCGCTCTCATCGCTCTCTTCGTCTACAAGGTGAAGAAGGGAGATTGGGTCGTAGGACGTGCCAAGAAGGAGAAGACCGAATGAGGCTGCTGCCTCTGGTGGGTGATGTCCTCGTATCGAAGTGGTTCTGGACATCTAGACTTCTCACCACAGGCATAAGCCTCGCATTAATCTGGAGGATTTCAATGACAGACTATCTAGCACAGACACCGACCGAGTTCGTCCCTGTTCTTTTGGCAATAGGGATCGTCTTCGCTCTGATCTTCACATACGTCAGAGCGATACCTGCATACAACGACCTCAACAAGGAGAAGCTCCGCGCAGGGACCATCACAGAGAAGATCAAGTACGGAATGGACTACATGATGAGCGACATCATCGGATTCATCTCCGCCATCGTCCTCGCTGTCGTCGTCCCCGGAGTGATCTACACATCCTACCTTCACGCAGAGCCTGACCTTTGGGGATGCGCTCTCATCGCATTCGTCATCGCGATGGTCGTCGGATACGGAGGGACCGCTGTCCTTCACAAGATCATCGACACATTTCGCGACAATGCTAAAGTGAAAGAGCTTCTCAAGAAGTGAACCCCTTACCTCCCCTCGGGGAGGATCCCTTCCTGTTTTTATCCGGTTGAATGCATCTCATCAATGGTGTTTTTATCACAATATTTGATAAAATACCGCAGTACAATTTATATGAGAATATTTTTATTTATATTTTATAGTATGAAAATATAAATATTTGAAATGATAATGAGGATGTATGAGCTTTAAGTCACCGCTCAGGGACAGCATAACCTATCCCGGAGAGATCCGGAAGGTCGGGACAGGATTCTTCCTGCCTATAGCGAAGAAGCACATGGAGATGCTCGGCATCACAGAGGAGAACATGGATGCCTTCCAGTTCGACATCAGCATAGAGGTCATCGGAAGGCCTATCGAGGAAGAGGATAAACCAACAACGGACGAAGACGATTGAGAAAATCGGAGTCAGTCCGATCTCATTCAAAGGCGCGAACCGATCGGACTGCACTGGCGTGTAACCAGTGGGAAGCCATGAGAGCTCCAGATCTTATGAGCGAGTTCTGAGATATAAAACCATAAGTTGTGTATCTCTCTATCTCTATCTCTCTCATGGATTCCCCCAATGAAACGTTTTCTCGAAGGATGGGAGGACCAATATGGAGTGGAATCATGAACAAGATGGTATGGAAAGTAGATATGAGCCAAGTGAACGAGTATACGGACTTCCTATTGTCCAGAAGCAGGAAGCAGGTAACAGTCGATGGGGTCAGGATGGTGATTCACAGGATGCTTGCCAAGCTTCAGGAGAACGGCAGGCCGACCAGAGCTGAGGACATAAGCGTCGAGGACATCCTCTTCCTCTACAGCACCAGAACGAACAAAGAGAACGTATGCAAGCAGGACCTCCGGATCCTGTCGAGATTTTGCTGCCATTACACTGGCAGGGACATCGAGAAACAGGCCGGGCTTCTTTGGAACCGTGCGGAATACGACCGTACTTGGATAACTCCCGAGGATTTCAGGATCCTCTACAAGGCTGCCGATCCAACGGACAGGATGGTATTGGTGCTCGGAGCATTCATGGGTCTCAGGAGAACGGAGATATGCAGTATCAGGGAATCGGACATAAAAGATGGGAAGATCACCATCCATGGGAAAGGGCACACCGAGCAAGGGTTCGTGGTCAGGATGGAGATGTTGCCACAGGTGGCTCAGGAACTCGAGTCATACAGGAAATGGAAGGAGACGAAGGAATGCAGGGACGATTACCTGTTGCAGGTCGAAGACCATCATATGAATGTCTACAACAAGATGGCCCCTATGACACTGAATTGCCATATGAGGAATCTGAGCATCAAGACAGGAGTCAAGGTGACCGCTCATTCTCTGAGAAGACTGTTCGCCACTATTCTCTGGCATGAGCTCGATACTGATCTAGTGACTGTGAAGACGATGATGAGGCATGCGAGCGCGGCCACCACCCTTCAGTGCTACATCGATGCATACAGCGACAAAGAGGATGTGGCAAGACAGAAGTTCACGAATTTCATGACCGAGATCCTTGCATGA